CTCGCTATCTGGCAATCCAGTAAATACTTTTTCATCAAAATTATATGAATAATTTGAATTGCTAGGCAACCCTAACTTTCCTTTGTCTATTTTTTCAGACACTTTTATAATATTCCCATCTGCCTCTTTAAATAAAATATCTATTCCTTTAACTAATAAGCCCCCTGTATTTATATTTAAAATAACATCATTTATTGCATTTGTCATTCCATCATTAAGAGTAGAACTAGAATTAAATAAAAATTGTTGTGGTATAAATGCAGGCTCTGACCATTGCGAGGTCGCAGAATACATATTGTCGTCATATCTATATCTGTAAGCAAAACACAAAAATCTATTGTCTAAGTATTTGTTATCGCCTACAGAATTTATCAATTGTAAAGTAGGAGCAGAAAAAGGTGGCTTTTTAACCACATTAAGCATTTCGTCTAGTAAAGAATCATCTACACCTAAAATTGGATAAGGATAAGACCGTGTTATATTAATATATTTTGGCTGATTATAGTCATCTGTAAAAAATAACATCCCATCAATTAAATTAACCGCATTGATAAGATAAGTTGGATTAAAATTTAAAGTAGTTGTAGTTGGCGCATTAGGGTTATAAACACTAATAACGTGGTAAGTCAAAACATCAGTAATAGTATTTAAAGATACTATCATGTCTATCTTTCCTAATGGTTGAGCAGTAGCATTTGGATCATGTACAAACCAATAAATAGTTTGCTTTTGAATATCTGTATATGCTCCTATTGTTATAGCATCTTGGCTTAATGGAGTCCCATCAATAAACGCCAAAGAACTTAGCTTCGTATTCCCTTTGATATTATTAGGAGTCTGATTAGTTCCAGATAGTTCTCCTGTTTGAATATTTAATGCATTAATGTATTGACCATTTTCAACAAGCCTTTCGTCTAAGTCCTTGTTCATTATGCCTTTTATGAAATTTCTTATTAGTCTCATTTAAGTACTTTATCTAACCCTCTTAAATTCATCAACAATCGAGAAGGATTAATGTTGCCAATTCTTATTTTCGCATTTCTAAGCAAAGAAAAATATTTCTTTTTAGCTCTGTTTACAATATACTCTTGTACGCCTAATTTAGAATCCAAAAGCTGATATTCAATATAAGCATAAATTACACTTTCAAAAAGCTTATTTACACTAACTAAATTGTCATCTCCTCCCTCCATTCCATCAGATATATACTCTAAAATACACGTCTCTCCGTGCATATCTGAATTAAAGTTTATAACTCCATTTCTTTTGTCTACCTTAAATGTAGGATTAAAATTGGCTGTCTCTGTATTTAAACCATATCTTTCGCCATAACTTGCTTCAAAGTACCAATCCCCCTCTAAACACCACCCTTGCGAACCATTTAAAGGACTCATTGGATTAAGATAAATGTCTTTTTTTCTTCCATCTAATCTATCCTTTACAATTTTAGAGTGCTGTGGCTCTAATACATTCCCATTAATATCAAATAAAATAGCGCCTGTATTGCTTTGTAAATAAGCATTAGCAGACAATATTTGTATGTTCTCGGTTAAAGGTCTTAAATATCCATCCTTATAAAGATTAATCCTAACCCAATTTACATAGTCAGAAGGAAGTACAAATCTTAATTCGTCATCTACGGTAAGTTCAAGCACCTTTAATTCCTTAAAAGCATCGTAATTTAGTTCCTGAATAGCTCTTTTTGCATGAAACAACACCTTATATCTTTCCGTATTATTTACCAAAGAGTGATTACCTGTGTACATTAACATATAGTTGTTCACAAGGTCATATAAACTAATGTATTGATAGCTCCCCCAGTTCTTGTCTGTTGGATTTACCTGATTATTAGTGTAATATTCGTATTGACTTAAATATGCCATTATTGTTTATTTTGTTGTTCTTGAGCAATAGCAAATTGAGCTACCTCTATCTCTCGTATTGAAATTCCACAATATTGTAGTATTTTACTTACTAATTTATACTCGTCTTCAGTTGGTAATTCAAAATCTTGATAGTCAGGTTGAGATTGGTCAAATACAGGACTTCCATTAGATAATGTAATATATGTCCATTTTGGAGGGTATGGGTATCTAATATATTGAGCAAACAACCTACCTTTGCCTTGTATAGTTTTAGGGTAAATATTTATTTTATTTTCTTCTATAGTATAAGAAGGATATTTTAATGTAGGCGCAGTCAAATTAGACTGAAGCAACATTGTTATATTGCTATGCTGAACATTTTTAGCCTCCGAAGGCTCCCCTAAATAAATCTTATATTGAGTTGCAGTTGAAGGAAATATGTTAGCACTTAATAACAACGTAGTCGTTCCTACACTTGTTACTTCTGCCGTTAATCCTGTCGTTTCGTTTACTACAATGTCCCCAATAGAAACAGTTAAATTAAAATTCTTAGTATTGTCTACTAACGAATTTAGTACAACACTTGTATTTGTGCCACTTGATACTAATTCGTGATAGCAAAGCACTTTATTTAAAAGATAAGCATAACTACCTGTAGTAGTAGGACTTGGAGAAAAATATCTATTTAGCGCATCATGTGTTAAAAACCGAGAAACTGAAAACGAATCTATAGTTTCAGTTACAAACTTCATAGCGTCACCATATTCAGACCCCGACATCCTTGCATTTTCCTTATTTAGTACATCATTATAGCTACTAAAATAATCATCAAACAACTCTAATTGCGCTTGTAATGCAAACAAATTAAAATCAGAAGGACTAATATATCCATAGTTGTTTTTGTTCAATATTGATAGTACAGTATTTCGTACGGAATTAATCATTTGAATAATTTTCACAAATATAAAAAAAGGGAAGCATATTGCCCCCCTTTTTTACAAATTTATTTTTAAACTATTCTTCTTGAGAAACTAAAAGCTTTAAAACGTACTCCCCCTCCTCTGTTTTTAGGAAATCTGTAGTAAATTCGTATAAGTCTTGACCAAATGGAAGAACAAATACTCTCTTCTTATTTCCTGGCAAATTGAAATGTACATTCTTATTGTCTCTTAAAGTAAGTAGTTTGTCTGAATAAAACTTACGAACTTGAGCGCTAAAATCTAAAGAAGGGTCTTGAATTATATTTAAAAACCCTTTTGGATCTTTTCTTACTTGTACCCTAATATCTCTCTTGATTTCAGACGTTTTATACCTAGATGGGTCTTTACCAAACCAAACTCTAAATATCATCTCTAATTGCTCAATAGTCAAGTTTTTGGAAGCTAATAATGCCTCATCTTCCATGTCAAGTCTTTCTAAATCTTTTTCCGCATCTTTTTCATTGTTTACCTCAATAAAGGTTGTCCCATTCAAAGGATGGTAGTGCATAAATTCCTGTAAAACTTGGTTTGTTCTTGGAACAAAAAGCATTCCCTTTTCAAAAATAATTGGCTCTAAAATAAAGTTTCCATCTTGTCTATCCTCAAATGGACTTTTTTGATTTACCGCATACCTTAATGGTCTGTTCTGACCTGTAGTTTCATCAAAATAAAGTAATGGAAATCTTTTTGTGCTTTTAGAAGGAAGCATAAAGCTTAAAGGCTGCTTATTGCCTGTTAGTTTATAGACCTTGTCTATAAATTCTGATTTTGTTGTCATAAGATATAATATAATTTTAAATTAAAAAAAAGAGAGGGGATTGCTCCCCCCTCATAATTAAATACTAAGAACCATAACGGAACAAGAAGAAGTTGTTTGCACCCAATGTACACAAACATCTTTCTGACAAGAAGTTTACTTCCATTGCATCCAAATCACTTGTAGCAGCACCGCCAGCAGAACCTGTAATCCAAGTTTTGTAACGTCTGTTTTCTTGTGGAACCGCACGGTATCTAACGTGCAAATAAGGTCTCTTCATGTTTTTGCCCATTACTTGGTCGTAAACTGAAGTTGAACCAGCAGGAACCATTACTCCTGTTACTGTTCCAGAAGCAGAACCACCTGTTGGTAAACCACCTCTCATTGTAGGGTCGTTCAAGTATTTCCAATCAGTTTTGTAGAAATCGTAACCTCTACGGAAACCATTGAACCCTAAGTTTAATGCCATTTGAACGTCATTGTCAAACAATCCAAAAGATGCAGCACTAGCAGGAGACCCACCATTGAAACCGTTTAGAGTTGCCAACATATCGTCAATGTCAAATCCAAAATCTCTATTGTTAAAGATAGCGTTTTCTTCAATAGCACCTTGTTTGTCAAGACGAGAGATAATAGTATCGAAATCTGCTAGAGTAGTTGGGTTTCCACCTCCCCATACGTTACCTCTAGTGTTGATAACATAGAACATACCCTCGCTACCTTTGTTACCGTAAGTAGGGTTAAGAGCCGAGTTAGCAACCCCTGAACCTGTTTCAGCAGGTACAGCCTCAATCATTGAAGTTTCAAGGTAATCCTCGAATCTCAAACGAGTTTCATGCTCAGATTTTAAATACCATAGGTAACCAGTAGCACCATTTTCGGTAGTTACTTCAACCCATCCAATTTGAGCCATGTCAGAACCTGATACAGCATATTTATCTTTGATGATAATTGGAGAGTTAGAGAAAAACTCATCTTCTGATTCCAAAGAACCAATCATTCCTACAGTTCCTTTTTTGAACTCAGAACCATAAATCCATACAGAACAAGTAGCAGTATCAGCAAAAGTTTGTCCACCACCTTCGTAATAAGCAACAGTAAATGTATCAGTAGAAGTGTTAACCGCAGTTACAATTCCTTTGTTTGATAAACCAGTTGCGTTGTCAGAAATATATACAGTTTGACCTGCACGAATAGCAATTCCTGTTACGTTAGCGTCGTTTACGGTAAATGTGCCACTATCAGAACCTGCAACGTCAGCAGGATTACAATTTACATATTTAGTATGCAATCTACCTTGCTCTGCCCATTTAATCATGTCAGATGCAGAAGGCAATTCAGAACTTGTCATTCTCAAGAAAGAAGCAATAGTTCTGTTTCCATATCTTTCAACTTCTTTTTCGTAAATATCTGGTAGATATTGATTCAAGAAGTCAAAGTTGGTAATATAATTGGTTGACAAAGCAACCTGCTCCGCACTTGGCTGGAGCTGATAATTTGGTAAGGGTAATACAGCCATTTTTTTTTAAGTTTAGTTATTAATTTTTCCCCGATTTTATCTTTAATCGTGAACCTGTATCGGGATTAACAGCTTTCACAACCATTCCGCCTTTAGATTGAACTTCAGGCAACCTCTGCTCCGACATTTTTGTATTTTTTATCGTAGCATCGTAACTTTCGATTCCATCACTTTTGCCTTGCTCATAAAAATACTTAGCAAACTTATCAGGATTCATTGCAACAGCAAGCGCCTTATGATAACCCTCTGAATCTTTTAACATTCCATTTTCATCCAAAAATTTACCAATGAAATTCATAGGAGTAGAATGAGATGAAATCAATTCATTTCGGTCGGCAGGTGCAAATTTTAAAACTTTGTTGTTAATCTCGAACCCAAAACCTTTGAACTCGTCATTAAAAACTTCTTTTGTTTTTTGAGCAAACCAATTGCTCTTTTTTATTGCATCTTCCTCAAGAACTTGTGCTTGTTGTTTATATTGCTTATAAGACTCGTACTCTAACTTTTCGGATTCAGGCAAACCTACCGACATAGACTCAAGCGGTGCTTTGTATTTTGACTTTACTTCCTCAAAGTATTTTTTAGCCTCTTTAAGCTTTTTCTTTGTATTAATTGTTTTCTTTTTAACGTCAGCATCGTCATCAAAATCATCTGCTATATAGTCTAGCATTTGAGTTTCTACATCGTCATCGTCAAGTTCAGGTTGAGTTTCTTTTAAATATCTTTTTATTAAAGACTTCTCATCTAAATTATCTATATCTTCAGTAGCCTTTAGATAGTCTTGAATACCCCTGCCTGTTTCCTTTTTAAATTCCCATAACACTTTAATGTCTTCAGGAAGTTCCTCCTTCTCAACTAAATCATTTAATGAAGAAATTGGCTTGTTTAATTTACTTCCTAAGTATTTAAATACCTTTTCGTCATCTAATTCTACTTCAGGATAACCTGTTTCGTCTTCTTTTTCGATTTCTACTTTAGGCTCTTTAATTGTTTCACTAACCTTTTCTTCGTGATTTTTAAGCAATTCTGCTTCTATTTCAGCAGTTCCTTTTTCTTCTACTCCTTCGACTAATTTTACTGTTATCATAGTTTTATAGTTTTTTATATAATATAATTAAAGTACAAATATACTAAATTTACTTTTATTTGTAAAAAAGTTTATCTTGGCTCAAATTG